TCTTCGGATCTAAGTTGATAACTACTAAACATGGATTTCAATATACCATGAGAGTGAAAGATGAAATTGTTGAACAAAAACGATTATATGAAACTGCCGTTGCGCAGTCTTCTGTTTCTTCAACACATCTTAATGACTTTGTTGATATACCCGAAGGTGGAAGTGATTTAATTTATTTCCCACTTAGAGGCGTTACGGCCCCGCAGAGAGTTCAACTAGCTGTTCCCAAGAATGGAGACGCTGTATGGTTGATTGCTTATGATTCTGAAAAAGATGTTCTGCCCGCCATTTCTCACGGTTTTATGAATGAAGATGGATACCACACTTGTCCTTCTATTGATGGTAATTGTGGTGGTGTACTGGTTAACACTAAAGGTGAAGTCGTTGGTTTCCACCAAGCAGGCTCCAAGAGTATTAACAAGTGTATACCCCTGACTGAGGCTCTTATTAAGAGCCTCAAGCAGGATTTTTAACTTCCCCCATGGTACCGCCGGATTGGATTTCAGAGAACTTACCTCCCTCACCAAATATTGAGAAACTTCAAAAATATATTTCTCAGGTGAGTGATAAGGTAATAGGTGACATACGTGTCCCTTGTGATCTCGACATTCAATATATCCAACCGGCGTACATCCGAAAGCTAGGTAAACTCTCTCGTTTTACAGCACTTAAAAATCGTCGTCACATGTCTCAAAACATTGCTGACTTCGAAATTAAGGAGACTAGCCTAGCAGACGGAACATGGGGTCTTACCGAGCCTAACAAGGCAGCTTATTATAAGAACCTTGGAAAGCTTAATAAAGCCGAGCACATAAATTATTCCGATCAAGCCGCACAATTTGCGACTATGTGCATGGAACGACAGTTCTATGATTACGTGAAAAATTCCCAAATCGAATCTAGTGAGGTTGCCCTCGCACGTCACGACAAAAGTACTTCTCCTGGTCATCCTTGGAACTTTTCTAAAGATTTCAATGACAAAGAAGTGTTGTTTAAACACCCCACATTTTTAAAAATGTTGGAGGAAGGTTGGGATCATCTTCTTGAAGATGATTACTACTTTTTGTTCGGAACTGCTTTGAAAGAAGAAGTTCGTCCTGAAGAGAAACTAATTGAAAACAAACAGCGTATTTTTATACCTGGTTCTGCGGATTTTGTTACTTTAACAAACCGATTGTGTGGTCATTTTAATGATCAGTTTACAAAGAGTCATCTTCGCACACCATCATGTGTAGGACTTAATATGTACGAAGGAGGGTGGCAACGTGTTAAAACTCGTTTGTCAAAATACCTTAAGTGCGGAGAATATGATTTTTCTGATTATGACTCCTCACTTGGTGTTAATAAGATGCTTATTATATGTGGTTTTCGGTTTAAATGTTTTGCTCCCGAGTTACAAACTTGGGAAACTTGGCATCGTTTACTAAACTGCTATAAAAATCTTATTTGGTCTGTTTGTGTTACTATTGATGGTACTCTTATTATCAAACCTGGAGGTAATCCTTCTGGTGGTGCAAACACGATCGTTGACAACACTTTAGTTAATTACTGGTCATTAGCTTATGCTTGGTATAGATGCGTCGATGATGAATACAAAAACTATAATTCTTTTAATGATTTAGTTATTCCTGTACTTCTAGGCGATGATAATTCCAACTGCGTTTCTGATGAAATAGCAGATCAATTCACACCTGCTGCTTATTGCACAGCTGTCAAAGAATTGGGAATGACCTGTAATCCTGTTTCTGATAATTGGCTCACAATTGATCAAATTACATTTCTACAAGGTGACTTTAACACCAGTATAGACGGAATTTGTGTTTATCACAATTCCTCAAAGAGACCATATGAATCCATTCGTTGGAGCGAAGATTGCACAAATCCCATTATGGACATGCAACGCGCTGTTGGGCTCTTGGGTGTCTACTGGACTGATCCCATTGCTAGAGATTATTTTCGAAAAATTATACAATTTCTGTTTGACAGATATGATCCCGTTCTTTGTAATGTTAAAGAATGGAAGGCTGCCAAAGCTGGCCACAAGACTGATAATGAATATATAGAACATTTTGTTGGACTCGAGTCCTCTTGTGATAGTGTTAGTTTGTTGCGTAAAGACCAAAAAGACTTTCAAACTAATTCAAATGTCAAACACCTCACTGTCTTTTTGACAGCGCAGGCTAGAAATAAAAAGGGTAAAGGTAAAGGTAAAAAGCCCCCTGTTCCCTCTAGGAATAACAAAGCTTATAAAGCCGCCAGAAATGGTGTTCAACAAACTAGAGCTAAAAAGAATAGGCAACGGAGGCAGAGTAAAGGTCCCTCAGTGGGCAACTCCTCCGTTCGAGCGCGAACCGTTATTGCACCAGTCTCATCTGCGAATGAATTCACTTTCTCCAGAAAAAGACGAGCACAGGTTCTTGTGTCTGAGTTTGAATACTTGGGCGCGGTTGCTGGGTCTGTTGCTTTTGCTGCCACCACTTTCAATATCAATCCTGGTCTTGCTACAACATTTCCTTGGCTTTCTTCTATAGCTGCCAAATTTGAAATGTTCAAATTCGTTCAACTCGAATTTGTTTATGTTCAGACAACTGCAACAACATCTACTGGTTCTATCACTTTTGCTTTTGACCCTGATGCTGTTGACGCTGCTCCTGTTTCAAAACAGCAAATGATTGCTTTTGAGACCAAGACTACAGGATCTCCCTGGGTTAATCTCAGGTTGAAGCTTCCTCCTAAATCGCGCTTTGCTAAAGATCTGTTCATACGGACAGGCGCTGTTCCCGCCAATACTGACGAGAAGACTTATGATTTGGGGAATTTCATTTATTCCACCCAAGGACAAGCTAATACTAATCAAATCGGAGAACTGTATGTTCGATATAAAGTTGCTTTAATAGCACCCGAATTGTTGACTGGCACTGGGTATGATGGTAACGTTGTGAAAATTTCTTCGACCACGCCCACAACTGCTAGTTTCTTTGCTAATAATG